CAGTGGAACTGTTGAAAATAGAACTCCAAGCCGAAAAGGTCAAAACCCAACAGATGGAAGCACGACTGAGTCTCCTTGAGTCCACCCTAGCTTCACTTATTTCTTAAACTACTAATAAAGAATTTCAGTGCAGATTATACGAATCCCGATGTCATAATTTTCGGGTACTACGCGTGTTTATATTTGGTTGGAAGTGGAATGTCAAGTCCATAATGTTTTTTATTCATCATATAATAATTTTGATCCTAAGTATGGATAAATACATGTAAATAAGTATGGAATATATTATCGATATCATCGGACTCGTGAGCTCTATATTGATCACGGTCATGTTCGTGCCACAAATTGTGCATGTGTATAAGACTAAAGATACTCGTGCACTCAATTATATGTTTTTAAATATCAACATGCTCGCGAGTACCCTCGGGCTCATATATTCTATGTACTATATGATCGTCCCGATGATCGTCGCAAATACTTCGGCTTGCCTTTTTTCAGTATCGTTACTAATAATGAAACGGATAAATGAATCCATAATCGAACTCGACCAACCTTAATTTCATACACGAAATAGGACCGAATAAAAAATATCAATAATTAACAGTATGAAAATTCACGAACTCAATAAACACTGGAGAGTGATTCGTTCGGAGTTCGAAACATTACCGAAGTATACGCATTCTACATGGGTAGATGATGATGTTGCCAGTGGATTTTATAAATGGCTTCTATTGCGCGACGACAAATATGCTCCCGGGGCTAAATGGTGTCCCCAGACCGTATCCCTATTAGAAAGTTTAGATGAAACCATACAGTACGCCGGGTTTTCAGTATTCACAGGTGGTTCTGGGTTATCGGTCCACGTGGATACCGAAGATGACGATGATACGTATAAATGCACATACCATCTCGGTATAAAATGTCCGAAGAATTGTTATTTATGGCACGCCAAAAACGGGATATGTTACGAGATGAATGGTAAGGGGTTTACCATGGATAATAGATATCCACATTCGGCCACGAATGGGTCAAAGCAAGATCGCGTGATATTATACATCACAATAAATCATAACAGACCGAATTTATTTACACGTGTCAAGAGATTATTAACTTAAAGATCTGCCACGTATAAAAGATACAAATGTCCTGCATTGCCGCCCTCAAACCCATCGTTACCGTCATCCCCAAGTCCAGACCCAGATCCAGATCCAGATCGATTAAAACGCACGCGTCCAAAGGAACGCCTCTCACGAAGATTGATCGCCCGAACGATTTCCTGTCTATGGCGGAACGCGTTAATGGTCGGGCTGCCATGATCGGGCTCACGTCGGCGCTCGTCGACGAACTCGTGACCGACCACTCCCTCAATACACAGTTCCAGTAACATATCGGTCTTACGGTTGCCGTGACCGCGCTCACGTTCCTCGGGACTGCTGCTAACCCCGGTGATGAAGGGTATGTCCAGGGTCCGTGGAAACCCGAAACGGAACTTCTGAACGGCCGACTCGCGATGCTTGGTATTCTATCACTCCTCCTAACGGAGTCGATCAATGCAAAAATTTCCTTATTATAATGCTTAAAAAAAAACGTAGTATAATATAAAATGTCTGGTGGTATTGCCCAACTCGTCGCCATTGGCGCTCAGGACGCTCATATTGTGGGTAAGCCAGAGGTGTCTTTTTTCCGTTCGTCGTACAGACGTCACACTAACTTTGCACAAACTGTTGAAAAGCAGGTTATCCAGGGTAACCCATCTACCAATGGTATGTCCACCGTACGCTTCGAGCGCAAGGGTGATCTCGTTGGATACGTATACATTTCCAATCGCGCGCCCCAAACTTTGTCTCGTGCAGCGTGGAAGCTTCAAATCAAAAAGGTTGAACTTTTGATCGGTGGTCAGGTCATTGACACGCAAACTTCCGAATTTTCTCAAGACATCGCACCGGTTATGCTTTCACAGTCGTATTCTAAGTCGTCCGCGGCTGCGGGTGATGGCGCGAACGATACCCAATTCTACCCTCTTCGATTCTCCTTTTGTGAGAATGCACAGTCCGCACTTCCTCTCGTGGCGCTCCAGTACCACGATGTCGAGCTTCGTATTTCATGGGGTTCGGTCAGTCAGTCAGACTATGAAGTACATGCGCAGTTCATCTATCTTGACACCGACGAAAGGTCAACGATTGCCTCGACTCCCCATAACATGCTCATCACCCAGACTCAAATGTCTATCGCTTCTGGTGCCACCATCCAAGAGCTTAACTATAACCACCCCATCAAGTTCCTCGCGACCCGGAAGGATACCGCGATTGGGTTCGCAGACGGTAAGGTCAAGCTTCAAATTAACGGTACCGATGTCGGTGACGCCAAGTCCGCGAAGCCCCATTACACGTCCGCGTCGCTTTACTACGCCACGCCTTTCTCAACCCTCAAGGCGACCAACTCTGAAAACTTCCTCTACCCTTTCTGCATTGACACGTCTAAGCTTCAGCCTACCGGTACATTGAATTTCAGTCGTATCGATTCGGCTCGTCTCGTGACTGATATCGGCGCGTTTGACAGTGACATGTACGCGGTGAACTATAACATTCTTCGCATTGAAAATGGTATGGGTGGTCTCATGTACTCCAATTAAATCCCCGTATATATTACCATGTGGTTTTTGCTATTCGCATTAGCGTTCATCTTTATAATTACATATGACCCAAAATCTAGAACACTTGAGAAGTACATTCCAGTTGGGCCAGCACCTTGTAAAGATGGGCATTATAACGAAGTCCAATTTGGACAAAGTGGATACGACTGTCCACAGAATAAAACAAATTATTTAGGTGCAGTTATATCTACTTAAAAAAAAGGTTTGTAATTATCATATAAGATGTTTTCTTTGGATAGAGATACAGCCATTATTGCAGCGGTCGTCATATGCATCGCAGCGACTTTGTATATGTACAGGGAATTTGGTAAAACTAAGAATGATCTATATGAGATGAAGAATCTCGTTGATAAGCACGATTCGTACATATATTCCACAGACGACGGTGAGTATGAAGATGAAGAAGATGAAGAAGAGGTCGCCCCCAGAGTACAGGAAAATTCAGTCACTCAAACGTCGCAAATGAACGCCATTCAACCCGTGGCGAACACTGCGCAGTGAGTTCCATATAATAGTATCAGTAAAATATAGAATGCAATAAGCCATGAAGAAATACAAGGCCATCGCTATACCTGTGTCTTTCACAGAAAATATACCAAGGTTTTTAACCGTTAGAGATAAGAGATTTAAAGAGTGGATATTTGTCACGGGTGGTTGTAAACGAAGAGAGATATTCTATCCACTCCGTTGTGCTCTACGTGAATTACGAGAAGAGACGAGGGGTGTCATTTCACTCAAGAATGGAGAATATACATCTTTCACATTCAACGTACAGGAAAGTGAAAACGTCGAACTCGAATATACAGTCTTTATACTCTTTGTAGATTATACGAGGCAGCAACAGAATGAACTAATTAGACGTTTCAATGAAGAGAAGTATAAGATGTACACGAAGAAGATACATGTAAAGCGAGCATATGATGAAAACGATTATATGAGTTTCGATACACTTCCGGAATTTAATTCAAGGCATAGATGGGATAGAATAATTCAGAATATCATTCAGAACAATGATTTTTATAAATGCGTGTCCTCACGGGATAGAAAATCCTTTTATATTAAAGAATGAAATCAAAGAGTTATATTTTAATGCAGATCAAGGATATTCTTATGACTATAAAGTCTTATACAATTGATGAAGCTGATAATTACGTAGAAGATATAAAAGAAAAAACTGTGTACGAACTTCTCGTGCTTAAGAAAGAATTATCTGAATCGGGCGAAGAATATTTAGACATTTCATGCCGTCGATCTATATGGCATGAAGAATATTAAAAAAATAAACATAGTATAATATAAGTAAACATGTTCAAGTCGTGGTGTCGCCGACAAGGTTTTTACAACAACTCCAATTTATCACATGTGCTAATGGATGGCGGTAAACTATCTGTCCCATTTGATAAATTGAATGAATTTTATGAAGAATACGTACGAGCCGTAAATGCAGACGAAAAGATTTACGTCGTCGAACAAAAGACGGAAACGTTTAATTTTTTTGTGGATATGGACTACAAAGATGAAGAAGAAATACCATTTGATCGTCTGAAAGAAATTGTACGAATCATATGTGATCGTGTTTCATTTTTAGGTGGTAAAAACGCAATCGTATCAGTCGCAGAACCAAGACCCGTGGGTGGTCTCATCAAACATGGTATCCACATCAACTGGCAGGATTTTGTCGTCGATTGCGGCTCCGCTATGGCTTTGCATTCACATATAGTGTCAGCGCTATCACTTATGTTTCCCACTAAAAGCTGGAAGGATATAATTGATACATCGGTTTACGGTAATGGTAAGCGTAACGTGAGAGGGAGTGGATTTCGAATGCCATGGTCTCATAAGCGTGACAAACATGAACCATGCGAAGGACGTGGTTGCGAATCTTGTAATAACATAGGACGAGTGACACGGGGGTTTTACTTACCAGTCTTCATGTATAATTCTGTTAAATCGAACCTCACTGATATATTCCAAGCAAAACCGAATGTTGAGATCCTACACATGACCACTATACGAACTCAAAACACAAACCATATCGTCATAGAAGGATCTAAACGTGAAGAGGGTTCGTTTACCCATAAAGATATGATAGATGTGTTTTCAGATGAAGAGACTATAGGGTACATTCAAAATTTTATTCAAAAACATTTAAATGGACAATCAAATTCTGAAGTGACAAAAGTATTTAAAAAAGAAAATATTTATTTAGTCTCTACGAATTCCAAGTATTGTGAAAATTTGGGACGTACACATGCATCGAATCATGTATGGTTTATGATTCAGGGGAATGTCATAATGCAGAAATGTTTTTGTTTATGTGAAACGAACCGGGGTCGAAAGTTTGGGTTTTGCAAAGACTTTGCGGGGAGAAAGCATTTTTTACCTGATAAAATATACAATAAAATGTACACGGGTGGGTACATTACCAAACCATCTACGTTCAAACCGAAAATTGAACCACACGTAGATGACCCGGTTCCGTTACTGTGTACGTTTATCAATAAACATATGATAAAAGATGCACCTGCAAAGGTGAAGAGTATGACTAAAAAGGGTAAGACATATACAGTATTCACAGATTATTCATGTGTGGATTGTTGTGCCCCGAATATTAAAATGAAAATTACGAAAAACGAAATTGAGCGAACATGTTGCAAAGGACGCAAACATATGCTTACAGATAAAATCACAAAGATATTATAGATGGTCACACTTTTGTTCATCATAATTTTTATGTTTATCATCTCGCAGGTAACGAGTGTGGATACGTCGATGAACGCAGTTGACGATATCATAAAGGAAACACATGTATATTCAGGGATAAATGAAGAAATATACAGTTCATTTTTCGCCACTATTCAACTCGCGAAAAAGAAACGCGAGCACGTAAAAGAATCGCAGCAGATGTTACATCAGGCTATACAAACACTCAATGATATTCCTATGTATATGTCACCCATAGATACAGATGTCCAGGATAAACTTGCTTACCTCGGTCAACGACTTGGATATGAATTTGAAAATGTTTTGATGAATGAGGCTATTAATAGAGATTTAAACTTTAAACCTAAATACATTTAAAAGATTAGAGGCTTTACAGAATATATGAGTACTTTAACCAAAACCCGTTCAGGGCGCGTCTCTAAAAAGCCTGCTTCGTACGAACCTAAAGAGATACCAGAAGATGACTTCTTAGAAGACGAATACGACGGATCGTACGTTGCGAGTGACACTGATACGAGTGAGAGTGAAGAAGAAGATTTTAGTGGCGACGATGATGACGAAGTTGACGAAAATGGTGATCTCAAAGATTTTGTAGTACCTGATGCTATTGATAGTGATGAGGAAGATAATGCTTAAAAAAATGAGTTACTTAATATAGATATGGAAACTGAATTAGGTAATCCGATTGAATATACACCTACTATCCCCGATAGAGACAATAATAACGACGAAAGGGAAGACGGTGATGAAATAAACGCATCGATGCTCGACCCGTCATACTATTATCAACACCCACCCCCACCCCCACAATTTAATTCGCCACCACAAAATATAGATTTTTTTTCAAATCTTGATAAAACGGCATATATCGTGATATTCGTGGCGTTTATTTTAGGATTTTTTATGGGAAAAACTATGCAGCCGGTTATCCTCCGACCAGCTTGATGGGTACCCCTTAAATGAACCAGTAGGACCATCTAATGAACCAGTAAAATACGCTCTACTCACGATAACGGGATCTTTTAAATTATCGTTTAATACATCTGTGGCCGTGACAGTAGAAATTGTAGTATCTTCACCACCTAACGTTACTAATACTATTATTGAAAAAATAATAATTAAAATGATTATAAATCCAACAAGTTTATAATTCATACTATAAATAATTATTTTTTTATAATCAAAGTATTTTAATTTATAAATATGAATATATTTATTTTTATAAATTAAAAGTGTGTATTAAAAATTATGAATATATCTAAGCCTCTTCTTCTTCTCCCTCTTCAATTGTCCTCGCAGCCTTGTCCTCTTCCTCGCGTTTCTTGCGTCGTTCTTCAATCTCGATGGCTACAATCGCGTCAGCCTCCTTTACGAGTTCTTCCATTGGAGCGTCAGGTTTATCCTTTTGTAAACGTTCGATGATATCGGCTGGGTGTGAAATAGGGGCCTCATCTGGTTTGGAATAGAACTGGGAATTCTCGTCACCGGGTTTAATGAATGAGTTTTCACCCCCGACTGACGTACTGATCATGTCTCGTTTACGTTCGGAAAACATCTTCGCGGCCATAGCCTGATTCTCTCTGTATCCAGTCATCAACGTCTCGAGCTTTTCGTTGGTATAATGCGCGTCTTCAATTTTTGACGGGTCGGGTGGGATAAGTAACCATTTATACATATCGACCACGTAGATATCGAAGGTTGAATCTTCTTTTTGAAGACGTTTCGCGTGATTCGCAGCCTCATCTCGTGTAGCAAACGCACCCCTGATCTTAATACCGAACTTGTCATTCTTTTGGGGAGATTCTGGTCCTACGACGGATAGGCACGCAAACACCTGCCCAGGTACGGTAGTATAGTCTTGTTCGAGAGACATTATATATTTACATATACCAAAAACTTTAAATACATTTAGTCAGCCTAAGTGGTTTAAAGTTTTCAATTGATTTAATATCATGGAAGAACTTCGTAAACTTCACAATGACGAGAAGCGCAGACTCATCGAGAAATGTGCAAAAAAAGGTGACAGTATTCTCGATGTGGGTTGTGGGTTTGGCGGTGATCTCCAAAAATGGCGAGGCGTTGGTGTCAATATAAACATGTGTGAACCATCAAACGAAGCTCTTGAGGAAGCCAAATTACGTGCAAAGACTATGAAAATGCGTGTCAACTTTTATCATGGTGATATACACGCGTGTCCAAATAGAAAATACGACATTGTGTGTTACAATTTCGCACTTCATTATATTTTTCAGTCTCGCGAATTATTTACGAGTACACTCCACGAAATAAGAAAACGTATGAAAAATGGAGGTATATTCATGGGAATTCTTCCAGATTCAGAAAAAATTATTTTTAAAACACCATACAATGACAAAAAGGGAAATTTTTTTAAAATGAAAGAAACGAGTAGTGGTAATTTTGGTGAAAAACTATTTGTACATTTAATCGACACGCCATATTACGCAGAAGGTCCGAAATCTGAACCTATCGCACATAAAGACTTATTGGTAACACAATTGGAGACTATGGGATTTTCGTTGATGTCATGGGAAGGATTAAAGGGAAATCCAATTTCTGAATTGTACAGTAAATTTATCTTCGTATATAAAAATGATACTGCTATTCGTGTTAGTTATACTTAATTTTTTAATATTCACAAACATGAAAGATGATCAGCGTATTCTCGACGTAAAAGAGAAATATAAGACACTCAGGGAACATCTCATACAGACGGGTGACCCACATTATGATATGCTACACCGCGAAATACCAATCGTTGCACACACTGGTAAACCATCAGTCGTAGGCTATAACACGAACAAAGGTGCGGAAATTGGGATATGCATAGACGGCACGCCAAATGAAATCTTTCACGTTTTATTACACGAACTCGCACATTGTATGGTAAAGGAGTATTCTCATAGCGACGATTTCTGGGCACGGTACGAAAAGTTGAAGAATGAGGCTGTAGCTATAGGTGTCTATGATTCAATACGTAAGACAACCCCATTTTGTGGTAAGAATATACGTGATAAATAATATCAGGGTATTATAAATGACTTCTGTGTTCGTCAGTCCACCAGTTACTGACATTGTAAAGGCCGCCATTCCATGGTTTGCATTGATGTTTGGTTCAAGTGTTATTCGTGCAGAGACGAAGTATTGGGTAAATATGACTATACTATCTGCCGTGTACCCTATAATGTTACGATATTTGAGCGACAACAATTTACTCTTGAGTATGTCGAAGGGGAGTTTGGGAATTACCGTATTTGTGTCGACTCTACTATTAATTACTTTAACTGAAGGTGGAATATGGCCACAGTTGAAGAAAAATTTCAAAGAGTACGGAAAAGACCCTAAACAAACTGCGCTTACCACGACCGTAGTGATGGTATCTTTTATAATTGGGCTACTCGCGACTTACTATACTCAAGGTAAAGCTATTATTCAGGTATAACGACGTATCACGAAGAATATGAGACCAGCCACTGCACCAGTAGAGGCGATACCGACCAGACTACGACCACCCTGGGCGTTTAGGAACTTAGGAACCGTGTTCGCAAGCTTTTCCTGTATGGGCTTGCTAACAGCGACACCGGTACACGCAACTACCAAAAGTGCGTGAAACTGATCGTCGGTAAGGTTAAAAGGGTTTTGTTTACCCTTTGCAGGAGTCTCAGATTTTTGCGACCTGTTGGCGGCGTCTTGACGAGGGAGTTCAACACGGGGTTGAGCGTCGAGCATACGGGGATCCATGGCCATAGTAGGGGGTTCGTTGAATTGCTGCTGTTGCTGTTGGGGTTGACCCATAACGTCGGAGATCGGCGTGGAGTCCATAGTATCTTTCTTTTCACCCACATTTTTTTCATGGAAATTTTCAGGCATAAACGAAGTAGAGTGGTTTATTGGAACCATTCCAGAGGCATCTTCCGACAAGTTCATCGTTGGGATATCCGACATTATATAATGATACTAGTTTTTTTCATTGTATTCATACCGCATTTCCTGAATGATATTAAAATATAAAAACGTATACTATATATGACGATTACGTGCTCACATATTGACCGAGTGCTACATCGTCACAAATTGAATAAGATTCGAGCAAACGTTCTAGAGAATGTATACAATAAACCATTCATTCAACCCGAAATCAAGATTCGTGATAACCCCCGACTTCGCCTGAGATTTAAGGAAGCTATTAAAGAGGCGCATGAAATATGTGCAACCACTAAAAATTCATATGAGTGTCATCTCGCGTGGCACGAAGTTGACGAACTTGAAGACTCTATGATGCGTCAAGACCTTAAAGATTAAGAATGATACTTTATCAAGTGATGGATGTAGAAGAACTCGCTACATGCATTTATGATACACTCGGTCCGGGATATAGTGAACGCGTGTATCATAACGCCATGGAAATTATACTACGGGAACGGAATATACCATATGAATCTGAACGTGTCATACCTATTCTATTTCACGGACATGTCATAGGAAACCTTCGATCTGATATTATCATAGATAAATCGATCGTACTCGAATTTAAAGTTGTAAAATCATTGAGTGAACACGCTGATATTCAGGGATATAACTACCTTCGATTGACTGGGATACGTACAGCATATTTGATAAATTATCCACCTACTAAAAATGGTAAGATTGAAATTAAAAAAATTACATTGGAATCTGACTGAAATTTTATATACACGTATTAAATGTATCTAAAATATCTCTATTATAATTGAGACTACTATTATTTAATTAAGCAAATGATTTTGAGGTTCCCTCTTCCTTTCGCTTTTCACGACACGCGTCATTCTTTTCCTTCTTATCGGCAGCCTTTTGGGGGTTGGCCTTCGCCTTGTTGTCCTGTTTAATTTTCTTCTTTTCAGAATCGGTGAGTTTATCCTTCTTCGTTTTATCAATCGCCATATAATAGTATATCAATTTAATTCTTTAAACCATTTACATTTATTGAATGTTATTAGCGTTTAATCATTCACCACGGGATTTGACTAGGGTTATATCTACATGATTCTTTTAAAAATGAAACAAACATATTTAAATCGTTTTTACTTGAGATGGAATTTAATATAAAAAGTACATATGTATTATATTTATGATGCGACCCCGAATGTACGAGACGGTCATCTCGTACATTTAGTATATGTTTACCATACACTGTTGGTAACATTACTATATTTGAACTCGCATTCATATCATATTCATATTTTTGAATAATAGGGTGTGTCTTAAATTGTGTAGGTATCACGTGGTGATCCTGGACAAGTCCCTTTAAATTCCACCGCACTTTAAATGACGTTCTATGGGTAGAACCGTAGCGCATGTTATAATACCACTTTTTAGTTATACAAAATACAATACAACTAAAAAGTGATCCAGACGGGGCTCGAACCCGTGACTTTGGCGTGCCTTAGGCGAATATGACTTCACTAATATATACTATGTATAAGCACCACGCTCTAACCAACTGAGCTACTGGATCATATACTTTACTCGTGTAAAAGCTTTAAATGTGTTTACGTTATACTGTTGGGATATACTCCCACGATAAATCACTGCAAATTTTCCTCCAAATGATATCCTGTTGATGTAGTTTTTCCTTCGACTTTAAAAGTGGAAAGTATTGTAGATACGAATCTTCACTTAGAAGTTCACAGAATTTATATAAAACATACGAATAACTTAAGAAGTTTTTACGTTCTGATGGGCAATTATCGTCGAATGGCTTTTGAATATCTTTGAACATCATTCTCAATTGTTCCTCAAGTTCTTTGGGCATTTTTGGTGGTTTTATCCCACTCAATATATTCGTGATATATGGAACGTGTTCATAATACTTGTTAAGTTTCAATTTCTTTAAGAGCGCCCGGACCCGTGCATGAGTAATCTCCGTGAGTAGTTTAATTTTCATCTTTTTGAATTCATTCCGAAGTTCCGCTATGACATCTGTTGGTATAGTGGTCATTTCTTGTGCCTGAAATTGTGAAAGCCATTCGTTAAAATGATTATCTCGTTTATACGAATAATTAATTATTTTTTCGGAGGTCTCTTGTTCTTCTTTGTATGTCAACTCTTCACTTATCACAACCTCTACGACCAAACCACAACCATCACATATGATTTCACTCGTATTGTTAAAATGAAAAAGATTACTATCTGGGCACGTCGGGCACGCGGTCACGTATCGTTCGATGGGTCTATCGAGTGTTTTTTTTTCGACATCTATCAGGTAATCGACGAAAATATCTTTTCGTTGTAACCCCACCGTTTCTTTACAATTGAACACATTATCGGTATGGGTTTCTTTCATGGATTCGTCAGTGTATTGTTTCAAATAAGGCATACAGCGCATGATATAATCTGACATATCTGATTCATACGTAGATCTCTTTTCTGGATCATTTTTTATTTTGTCCATCCATTCATTTATTCGTTTGTTATATCTACTTAAAAAATTACCTTCCATTTAGAGTAATGAAATTACTTCACTCGTTTTTAATTAACGCTATTTATAATATAAAACAATTCATAAAGTTTTTTTTTCATAATAATGATTTTTCTATAATAAGTACTTGTATCGAATATAAATATGATCATTCAAAAGATGTAGAAGATATAGAAAGTATTTTCTGGAAAAAGGAATCTTCGAATTGGGTCGATGATTCATATGAATATTATGTGGATTTTAAGGATTCTGATGATATCACGAATCCACCACCGTGTGTTACAAACCATGTTGTGCGATGTAAATTCTGGTACAATAATAAAGTGTATAAATTCTTAACGTACGACCTAGAGTATACGTGGCCGCCAAAGAAATCGTTGGGTGTTCATTTTAATATACCCTTATCGAGTGCGCAATTAATGGATTGTAACGACAAACCAGTAAAAGACATGCTCGCCAAGATTGGGAGATACGCTGGACCATATAACGATTTTTATAAGAATGATATAAGTATAAGAGATATGTTATGGTATAATGATAAAACCATGAAGAAATTACCAACAATTAAATTAAGAAACGCATTTGGGCTCACGAAATATGTTTCCACCGAAACGGGGAAGCTCACTGATCTTCGGATACCTTAGCTGCCAAGTAAAATTTCAATTCGCCTAGATTTGCCACGTTATATTTCAACACGAGAAATCTATTTTGTTCCTCCTGCATGATCTGTACAGTTGAGCACATGCTCGTCGCCTTTGTGAATATATTCATATATTTGAGTGAATACATACCACTCATCTTTGGTGATTCTTCTGTACACTCGATGACAGTTTCCTGATTAGCAAAATCACCATTCACTGAAAGTATTAATTTGTTACCTTCTCGCATAATCTCAATTTCTTCACCTATGTTGGACATGTCACGGCACATACGTTGAAAGTCGACTGACGGTAAAGATGTATTCATCGTCATGTGCACGTCTGGAACTTCGATTTGGTTTTCATTGATGTCGAGTAATTTAAGAGCAAACTTAGTGCAAGTCTTCTTATTTTCGTTGTGAATTTCGAGGTTCATATATTCTTTTGAATTGATCGACATGACGAGTACGTCGTTATTGGTGATAGTCTTGAGGAGTTTGTGCATATTTGACATGTTGATACCAGCTTCCATATCTTCTATGCACGAGTATTCCTCAAAGTTATCAGCCGATAGAAACATATCTATCAATGATGTACGGGCGGTGTCGAGTGTTACGATATACATTCCATCTGGTTTAAAATAAATATTCACATCGTTGAGTATATCTTTGAGGACTTCAAATGTTGATTTAATTGCACTCGCCTGGATAGTTAATAGCTTTAGCATCTCTCGGTAATGCTACACTTATTTCTTTATATCGGTATATGCGTCAGAAACAGAACAACTAATCTTTGCTTGAAGTTCGGGTGTCATAGCGGGTTGAAGAGATCGACCATAATCGTCGAGTCCGAACATTTGATTGTTAGATTCTCCAGCTAAAGTTGTCATGTTAAACGAACTAAACCCACACGTATCCAACTCCTGTACGGGTAGTAACGATTCTAACCAGTTATGGATTTCACGTCCCACGAGTATCTTCCCATTCTGTGTCAACATGGTTGGAACTCGGTTGATCTTACTGCGGTGTTGTTGGGGGATACCAAGTTCGTTTACGTTATGGTATCGCACAATTTGTTTGAGTTGTGAATGGGAATTTATATATTTTATGACATCATTACTATGTTGACACTTCGGACTGTACAATAGTAAAGACATACCTGATGTATTCTCGCAAAAAAATATCAAAAATAACACACAAGTTTTTTTATACCTATATAATAAATGATAAAAATCATTCTCGTTATTTTGATAGCTCTCGTGTTATACTTGATGTTCAGGACGAAAGAAAATTTCGGGTATTCGGGTTACACGAAGCCTGTACATACTGTGATTCTCAACGATTCCGCGCCAAACATGAGCGAATACAAAGAAAATGAAAATGTTAGTATTTCCAATGATCTCATGGAAAAGTTTGTACTGTCGTCAAATAAATACGTCACAGAAAAAGCCGGATTATGTACATATATCATTGAGACTACGTCTGTTAAGGGGTTTAAACATAAAACCAAAAACCATGAATTGTATCAGTGTATGTTCATGTTCATGCGTCAGGGTGGGTTCTCGTTTGGGTTTTCGGCCGTAGTAGATATACTCGTCGTTTCCGGTACTGTAAAAATTCAGGGAGCCCGAACACAACCTCTCGGGGTGGTTCCCCCTACAGATACCACGCCGTTTGAATCGTCAATTCGAGGTAGTGAGTTTATAGATTTCAGTACGTTTGAGCAAGGTGAGTTGGATTTAATCAAAAATAAGTCTAAATAAATGTAATGATATCCGTAGACGAGATTTCGCGCTTAACGGACAAGCGAAATCAAATGAAGAAGGAAACGTACACGAAGATATATGAACAAATTTCTAGAAAAATACGCAGAACAGTCGATACCCATGGAAAACGTACAATTGTAGAAATACCTTCATATCTCGTTGGGTATCCATCATTTGACAAATACAAAGCGGCGAGGTATTTAAAACGGCAATTTGAAAATAACGGGTTTCAGGTGGTGATAACAGGTGATGTAGTATTGGATATTTCATGGGAAGTGAAGAAGATACGTAAAAAACCACAGGAAAGTGAAGACGAATATTTCCCATCACTGATAAACCTACGTAAAGCTGCGAATAGATACAGGGGGGATGCGGTAAACGGTTAATAAAAAAAGTCACACATATCATAAATGGATAACCTCAACATTTTAGTCGAGGCTAAACGTGAATACCTAGAACAACTTTCAATTCTTATATGCCCCATCATGATTGACGTGTTCGACGATATGTATCAAGAGGCCCAAAAATTATCCAAGGGGCGTAAAGTGTTGATAATGTTTCAAAAGGTGCTCCGTGATGTACCCGAATGGAGTGAAACCATGGCGAAACAACACACAGATAACATCACGAACCGGTGTTCGTGGTTTAAGAATCTAGTCGCTGCGGTATTTGTGAGTTCAGTGAAAATCTTATCAGCGGTACGTCTCAGTGCGGCTACTAAGAAATTGTCGGTGAAACTTCCCACGAATGAAGTGTTCATTCATAGTTGTTACAAAAACGCAGCGAAAGATTTATATAAAAACCCATATATCTTCACCGAAAACCAAACTGAACACGCGAGAAATGATCAACTCTACGATCGATTTGCTCTATGCGTAGAAAATACGGTGAAAGAACTCATTCCTATACAGGAAATTCTCCAGACATACATGACCGATCACACAGATGATATCATAAATCCACAAGAAATGGATATGTCACGCGACGACGTAGAGGAATACGAGGAACCGATAGGTGGTGAAGAAGAACCCCCTATGGGAAGTGTTGAAGAGCCCATACCTACACCCGGAGCTATGCCCGATTTTGACCCAGATCCCATAGATGATTCGAATGTGGAACCTATGCATCAGGAGAGTGGGCTTGGTGTCCCAGTTGAACCCCAACGAGACATCTTTGAAGACGAGTTCCGAACTATTTCTTCGACTCGATCACATCAAGAGCCACAGGAAGAGGGGTGCGAAGATTTGTTTCCCGATGCATCTGAAACCAGAACAAAAAAACTTAGCTATTAAATATGGACATGGACGAATATTTTAGGGATCCAACATGGGCCGCTCTCATTGCCGCATCTCTTACCGCTTTATATATTCACGGAAAGGCCCGTTTAAACGACGAAGGCACTCTAACAACGAGCGCATATGTAAAACCGGCTATCCTAAATGCTATATTAGTATACTTCATAATCTCAAACGGTGTTGGTAAACGTGAAACTATATCAACCGACCCTTTTTAAATATGTAACTTAAAGATTAACCCCATATTATTAGAAAATGACTTCGATTACCGCTTTTAATGATATGATGGGACAGTTCCTTGCCGAGCTTCATATGTCTTTTCCCGAGGAGAAGAGTATCAAGAAGCACATGACCGCGTTTGAGCTTATGCGCTCTGCCAATGGTCGTCTCGTGGTTGACGGTTTCGTGGCCGCCATCGCACCTCATATGGATAAAATTTCCGAGAAGGACGAGAACTTTTTTATTGAAAATGCGGAAACCATCGATTTCTTGAAAGATATCAATCTCAAAAACATCTGGCCCGTTGCGTCGGACAACACCCGGGAAGCTATCTGGCAGTATATTCAAACACTTTACCTACTCGGTACCACGATCACGTCTATCCCCCCAGAGACGTTATCTATGATTGAAAGTGTCGCAAAGCAGTGTGCCGATAAACTTCAGGACGAAGGTGGTGAGATTGATGAGTCTCAACTCATGAAGTCTATGCAGGGTCTCCTCGGCAGTATGATGAAAAAATAAAAGTTTATTATATAAATGGTGACTCGGTCGGTGTTTAACGAACCGAAAGAACTTTTTAATAAAAATGAAATTCTTAATTTCTGGCCAATTGAAAAGCAGAGTGCAGCAGAGCGAGTGAACTCAACTGTTCGTTTTTTGATATATGCCACATGTATTTTATATTTAATTAAGCGTGACATCAGAGTATTTATTCTTGGTATGACAGGTGTGGGTGTTCTTTATGTAATGGAAAGATCTAACATGATCAGAGAAGGTCGTATTCGGCCAACTAAGACTACGAGTGAATATCAATCGCAGTGTCAGATACCCACACAAGATAATCCCATGGGAAATGTACTCATGAGCGATTATACGGATCGCCCCGACCGGCCATCTGCGTGTGACATAACGACGGTGGGTAATGATATTAACGCTTTACTATTCGAAAATGTTCCATATGGCCCCACGCGCTCTCGGTCGTCTATGCCAGATATTCAGAGGAATGCGTATGCCCGTCAATTCGTAACTTCACCAGTCTCAAGTATTCCGGGTGACCAAACCGCGTTTGCAGAATGGTTGTACGGCGAGAAGGGTGCACCCATGTGTAAGTCTGAGGGTACCATGTGCAACCCTAACGCTAGGGGTGTTCAATTGGAGGCTTTCGGTGGATTAGATCCCACGGGTGATAAGAGAAGTGGTATGTTCGGTGGATCCGGTCGTGGCGCGGGTACCACACATGCGAGTTTCGCATAGATAATATTCTCATGTAATAATAAATGGCGTATCAACTCCAACCTGGACTGAAAATAGTTGAAAACCCAGTAGCCCCCCCAGTATGTGCGACCGACGAAATTTTTGCATACCCCAAGCCGAGTTCGTTAAACTATGGGAGTCGCCCAAATACGATGCTTTACGGTACGGCCCCTTTTATGGCCGGTAAAGGTGCCCCAGCCGAATTCATCGAGACGAGTGATGCTTTACGTCCCCAATCTACGAGTCAATTTAACAAGATTGTTTCTCAGACGTACGATAAAAATTTCTTTCCCCTTCAACACATAGAATGTGGAATTCCACTTAGAACCATGACGTATGAACCCGCGAGTACTCGCGCCGATATTCAGAACGCGATATTTACACAAAGATATCAGAATTAAAAATCTCAATAACAGGTAAGAATGGCTGATCCAGTGTCTATACTAGCGGTAGCCGGTTTGGCATATGTAGGAAGGAGATTGAGTGAGCGAAATCTAGAAACATATGAACCAGAACAACCCCGAGTATATACCCCAAAGCCCCCAGTTGAACTTAAAATGCCCGAAATCCTCAGTGAAGTCGACGAACGCGTTCCCATACGAAAAATCGAAACGACCTCATTTGCTGATATATCACCCCAAAAAAGGACAAACGGTGGAGAAATGCTCACCATGCGAAACCGAATGTATGATACCGGGCGTATGAATAATTTATCCCCCGTTGAAAAACAACTCGTCGGTCCGGGTATTGGTATTGAAGCATCTGTACCGGCCGCCGGTGGATACCAACAACTTTTACGCGTCAATCCCGAAAATGTCGGTGCGTATCGTCTCACAACTTTACCCGGCCGGACAGGTCCCGCTGCCGACACGAGAGGTGGTCGACGAGGTGTGATGGGACAATTTGCACAAAATCGCCCCGAAAAGACGGTAGATCTCGCGTCTCGACGCCCGGAAGTGTTTGGACGTGCTCAGGGTATGACCGGTGTCGTCCCACGTGGCGAGCATGAACATACCAAGCGTCTCACGAACCGGTCCGAGACTGGATCACGTAACGACACACTAGGATTTGCCGGAGCAAAGCGTATTGTCTCCGGTACCACTTTAGCCATGGACCCCACGCGTAACAAGAAAGATGGTAATATTGAACAATACCAATACAACAACATGCCCGGGCCCGATATCAACCATTACGCACATGGCTATCTCAATGCCCCGGGTGTTAAGATTGGTGAGTCACGCGTATACGGGACACCTCACACCGTCGCGGAACTTAATAAATATGGTTTCAGACCCGATGACCGTCGCGGTAAGGCGAACCGCGTTGGTAACGGTGGACGCATGAATGTTCGCGCGGGTCCACTCAATCAGGGTGGTATGCCTACCACCCTTCGAACGGATACTACCAGGATAGACGGTCGCGTTAACCCCGTCGCTGGTGGTTGGACGCAGCAGTATAAGAATGATTCGTATCATCAACTTAATGCGCATAAGGGTCACATGAATCCTCTCGCACATAAGGAAAATCTGAACACAGCGAAGAAACAGTTGGCTAATAACCCATACGCTCAACAATATTGGTAATTTATTCAGAACCGTGAAATAACCCCCATTAAAATATTATCCATATATTTTAATGAGCGT